TGAGGTGTTTGAGGACACCCGTGTTTGTGAGACTATTTTTCACCCGACCCCAGAAATGGGAGAAGGAGCGATGGCTCCTGTCGTCAAGCAAACCGAACATTCCTTAGTTAAACTTCCCGAATCATGGGAGGAAGGCCTTTATGGAGGTGTTGGTGACAACACACCCTTCATGCTCGAAACGAGTATGGTCTACGTATTCTCACAACAAGCAACAGCTGGACACGATTTCTCTCGGATGACACTCGTGAAACACTGGCTAGCAGAGAACACATTCCTCGGCGCGATTGAGAAAGTTTTACCCGTCAACGACGGACCCGGAATCCTTAGTGAAGAGAAGGTGGCGGATGTGAAAACTCGAGTGGCAGCTCGATGGGTCTGGGAGGAGACCTTTGCTGCTAACACAACACGAGAGACTTTTCATGCATTCAAAACCTGCTTCACCCACTCCTCTGAACAAGAGGTATATCACAACATCGCGGCTCATTTTCTCAGTACACCTCAATTCACACGTGGTCGTATAATGAAAGATAACACCTCCGCTGTCCTTTTGGACACTGCGGTTGGTTTTCTCTCTCAGTATATGGCGCAACACCCTTTGTTAGGAGTGATGAATTTGAGACCACTCGTGCGTATCAACACGGAGAAGCACATTATGAACCAGATGACAGTGATTGGGTTGGAACGACGGTCGGCAATGCCAAACGTTGAAGACGGAGCAGGGGGTTTGATTGATGCACCCTATCACAGTAGTGTTTTTGGAAGGAATAAGCACACTGCACATAATCATCATCACGACGTCACCACTTACGGCCATAAAACGTCCATTCCTGGAAAGATCGAGCAGTCTTTTCGGTCGAGGGTTCCTTCAAAGACAGAGTCACCACGAGGGAACCCTACTGTCTCGGGGTTAGCACTTGCGACGATATTCGAAGCACTGAATATCGTTGCAACGGCGATTTCCTGATTCAGCGTGGTAAACAATACTTCAACGAAGAAGGACGGATTGTATTTCCGTCACCCACAATCTGGGAAAAGATAGCAGTTAAAAAGGATAACAGCTACTTAACTCGGGCGGGTCCTTGCGCACCACACACAGGTCAGATATACGGCAGGGAGACTAGCAATCTCTCCGCTGGCGTAACGCGCATGACCAAATCCCGCCTCCCTATGCTTGTGGGGGCTGAGGAACACTTCCAAAACAAGCAGCACACGTTCATCGAGAGGAATTCCGGTTTCATTAACCGACTGAGGAACGAATATGAGGATTATTTCAACGAATTCACTAATGCAATTGAGGAAGCGCGTCTACACTATGGCGACACTCATGTTAAGAGGCTATTACGTATCCAGTCATGGAACGAAATAATGGACAACGGACTTTTGTATGACGACATATGGAACTTGCCCGGGAAATATGCACTTTATAAGGTTAAGATCTTTGAAGTTGCTAAACCCGACAAGACCATTCGCTGTATAGGGGATCTCGGGTGTCCTGCCTCGCTGCAGGGATTCAGAATAGCCGGATTATTAAAACAAGCAATGTTTGGTCAACCGATCGCAATCAATGGTGGAACTATCGAGTTTTGCAAAGAGCCATCCGCTGAAGCTTTAGTGGATGTCTTCGAGCGACTCATCAACCCTCCGGGCCGATTTGTTTTTGTTTATTTTTCCGACGACTCATGTTTAGCGGTTCGCACCAAAGGAGGGAAGGTTCTACGTTTCAACGTGGATATTTCCTCTTGCGATGCGTCCCACACCTCGTCTCTTTTCGATGCTTACGTGAGCATCCACC